GAAGCTAGAAAAAGCAGAAAAAGATAAAACTTTCTATATGAATCTTTGTTATGGTTCTAAAGATGTTGATGATTCAATAATTATAAATAAAGAGACAAAAGATAGTCCTAGAAAAGGACTCGGAGAAGTTTTAAAAGCAAAGTAAGGAGTTTAGCCCATGGCTGCGGTAATTAAACTAAAAAGATCGAATACGGGAGGTTCAGCTCCATCAGGAGGTTCGCTTCAAGCTGGAGAATTAGCCCTTAATACTGCTGATAGAAAACTCTTTTCATCTACAAACGGTTCTGACATTATAACAATCTCAGGTGATAGATATAATGTTGACACGGCCGCTGTTACACACACAGGTGGTGGTGCAAGTATACGTCTAACTAAAGACGGATCCGCTTATGATGATATAGATTTACTAGGTTCAGCATCAGTAACAATAGCGAGAGAATCAAACGGCGCAATATCATTTAGTACGGCCGCTGGTTCTACTTTTGCAGGAGATAGTGGTAGTGCCCAACCATCTTCAGGTACATTAACAATAGCGGGCGGAAGCGGAATAACAACATCTGGTTCAGGCTCAACAGTAACAGTTGCGGGAGATGATGCAACTACAACTGCTAAAGGTGTAGCATCATTTGCCACGGCAGATTTTGCTGTATCATCAGGTGCAGTAACAATAAAAGCACTTGGTGTTTCAAATGCCCAACTTGCTGGTTCAATAGCAGATAGTAAATTAGCTACAATATCAGCAACAGATAAGGTTGCACTTACGGCATTAGCTATTGAAGGTGGAACTGCTGAAGTACCAGCTATAGCTGACGAAATAATATTCAAAGATGATGGTGATGATGGTATACATAAAGCAACTATAGGTAAACTTGTTTCAACTATCACTGGTGATATAACTGTTGCTGATACTGGTGTATCAACTATTGCCGCAGGTGCAGTAGACAATGCAATGTTATCAGGTTCTATTGCTAACTCTAAACTAACTAATTCAAGTATCACAGTTTCAGATGGAAGTAACACAACAGCTATAGCATTAGGCGGAACAGTAACTTATGCCGCGGGTGAAGGCTTAGACGTAGCAGAAAGTTCTGGAACAGTTACTTTTAGTGGTGAAGATGCTTCAACATCAAACAAAGGTGTTGCATCTTTTGATAGTGGTGATTTCTCAGTAACATCTGGTGCAGTTGCACTTAAAGATGGAGCATCAGTAAATATTACTGGTAACGTAACAGGAAATGCAAGTACAGCCACAGCATTAGCAACTGGTAGAACAATCGGAATGACAGGTGATGTTGTTTGGACATCAGCTTCTTTTGATGGTTCTGGTAACGTAACTGGTACTGCAACAATTCAAGCAAACTCTATTGAAGCGGGTATGCTCGACTTTAACTTTGTACAATCTCTTGCAGATGCAGGTAATGATTTTACAATTGCAAACTCGGGTGGAGAAAATGCGGCAGTAACAATTGCTCTTGGAAACTCAGATGGAGATATTTCTGTTACCAGAGACGTTTCAGTAGGAAGAAACTTAGCTGTTACTGGAGACTTGACAGTTAGTGGTACAACAACTACTGTATCTTCAACAACTGTTACAGTTAATGACTCAGCATTGAAGTTAGCCGCTAATCAGACTGGCTCAAATGCAGATGCAGTTGATATTGGTTTCTACGGAACATATAATGCAAGTTCAACACAAAAGTATACTGGACTTCTAAGAGATGCTTCTGACGGAAAATACATCTTGTTTAAAGATAACCAAGCTGAACCAACAACAACACTTAATACCGGGGGAACAGGCCATGCACTTGCTACTCTAGATTGTGTTATTGATGGTGGAACTTACTAATAAATAAAGAGTAAGATAAAGTGGGGAGTTTATACTTCCCACTTAAAAGATTAAAATATATCCCTATATAGGGTTGAACATAATAAGGCATATATATGGCTTCCGTCGTAAAGATAAAACGTACTTCCGTTAAGGGTAAGGTACCTACATTATCTAATATCACCGCTGGTGAATTAGCATTAAACATCAGAGACGGAAGAGCATATTCCGCAAACGCAACTCACACTTTCGAACTTGGATCAAATCCACATAATCTTACAGTAGGTTCTGGTGGATTTCAAATAGCAAATGGAAATCTTACTTTTCCAAATGCTGATGGTTCTGCAGGACATTTTCTAAAAACAGACGGAAGTGGTACATTATCATTTGGAGCCGCATCAGCATCAGGTAGTTTTGCTGGCGCAACTATGACTGGTAATACTACTTTTGCCGGGAATGCTACATTTAATAGTGCTGTTACTTTTACTCAACCCGTTACTTCATCAAATGAATTTAATTTTACTGGGCCAGTTACATTTACTGGTGCCGCGGCTTATCAAGGTTCTTCAAGACATACTGCTAACGTATCTATTAGAGCCTCTTTAGCTGTTCAACAATGGGATTTTACTGGTAATACAGGACAAACATTAATTAAAGGTTCTTCTGATAGTCAAGGTGTTCTTAACTATACAGTCGGTTCAGTCTCAGTTTATAAAGATGGTGTAAAATTACGCCCAACAGTTGACTATGTAGAAACAGATGTAAACACAATAACTCTTCAAGATGGTATTGCTAACAATAACATTATCACTATTGAACAATATGGTTCAGAAACTTTTGATCACTTCAACTATGTTACTACTGCAGGACAAACTACAATCACTGGTGCAGATGCTGGTAGTAAAACATTATCATATACAGCGGCTAATCCATTAGGTGGTGGTGTTAAAGTATTTTTAAACGGACTTAGACTAAGAGCAAATACAGATTTCGTTGCAACGAATGGTAGTTCTGTTGTTCTTCAAGATGCCGCAGGTAATAATGATGTCGTAATGATTGAGTCTATAGGAGCATATCCATATCAATCTTTTGAATTTAATGCTTCACAAGGACAAACTACTTTTAATGGTACTGATAGATTTGGACAAAGATTAGAATATGAATTAAATAAAACAACTGTCTATTTGAATGGTGTTAAACTAAAAGCAACAACAGACTGGACAGCCGTAAATGGTGAAAGAGTTGTTCTCACAGAACCTGTTGCAAATAATGATGTTATTACAATTGATTCTCATGGACCAGAACCAGCAGTTCTATCTGCACAAAACGAAGTTCATTATGCGAATACAACAGTTCTGAAAACAAAAGAGATATTGTCTTTTGATGATACGTCAGCAACAGTTGTAGATCAGTTTCCTATTGCAGATTTCATTTCTGCACAATATCTAATACAAGCAACAAATCCAAATGGAGTTTCTTTCGGAACATATAATGTTATGCATGACAGAGGTTCATCTTATGTTTCAGAATTTGGGCGTATAAATAGTAATGGAAGCATAATGGCAGTAACTACTGATGTGGCTGATAATTTATGTAGAATAAAAGTTCAACCTGCAACAACATCAGTAAAACTTAAAATACAAGCTACACGTATAAGGAAAGCATAATGGCAAAAAGTAAAGCAAGAATATTTGCGGATTTAGCAGACAAATATTCACAGATATCAACAACTGCAACGGGAACGTCAATATCAACTGTTGACTCTGTACAAGCTGTAGATACAAGTTCTGTAGTTTATAATATCATGGCGACAAAGGGCACAGACTTTCATTATTGTACAGTTGTTGTAGCTATGACTTCAGCCACAGATTGTGACTACACTCAATTTTCAGATATTCAATCAACAAATCTAGTAACATTCTCGGCAGACTCAGATGTGGGTCCACCAAGAACACTTAGATTAAGAGCAACTCCTGCATCAACAGGAACATTGAATTTAAAGATAACAAGAATAGGCGTAGCAAGATAAAGTTTTGCTATAGATAAATATAGAAAAAGGTAAGGTATAAATTATGGTACAAAAAGTTCCGTTTTCACAAACATCAGGAAATACTGTTACAATCGGTACAGGTGCCTCAAGAGTTATTATGGGAGCTGATAGTGGTAATCTAAAGATTACAGATTCCCAAGCAAACGTAAGTGTTATCGAAGCTGGTTTAGGTGTTCAAGGTGGTGCCGCAGTTACAGTTGTAGCAAATAATGATGTTTTACAATGGCCCGCTCCATCCGCTGGAACTCTGTCTTATAGTAGTGGTAATAATACACTTTTTATATCTAATGGTTCAGGTTGGTATAAAATAACTACAGTTAATACTTCTCCAAATATAACTCTTAGTGTAGATAAAGTTAAAGTAGGGGGTTCATCAGGTAATACTCTTGATGTTACTTATACAGTAGTAGAACCAGAAGGAACACCAACAACAGTTACTTTCGCTAACTCTGGTATTTCAAACAACAGTCAAGCTACTATAGTTCATACTACAGCAAATAACACTCTTAGAATAACAAACACTAAAGCTACTGATTGGAGTGGAGCAACTTTGACTGTATCAGCTACAGATGGTGTTAATACTGGAACAGATTCATTAACAATAGAATATAGTTCTCTAGAGCCAGTTCCTGATACAGTATACGATTGGGCGGCTCTGACAGCATTTGGCAATGATAAGTATAATGAGTTTTCAAAGTGGGGTGCTGGACCTCCAGCATTGACTGCCATGCAGAATGGAACTACTATATCAAATTTAACATGGTCCAACTCAACAGATCAAGTGCTTATAGGTAGTGTTTCACCTTATGGTCCAAAAGGTTATAGTATGTATTTTGAAGGCAATGATTACTTAGATATCACAGATCAAAATATACCTGGAGAAAATGCTGATTTTGAATTTGGTTCTGGTGCTTTTTCTATAGAAATGTGGTTTTTGTCATTTGATAATTCAGGTACTAGAACATTATTTGAAATGGCGGCGACAGGTCAATCTCAAAATGTTGTAGGAATAAAATATAATGCATCAACTGGATGGCAAGCTGGTGGATTTGATGGTAATGACATTGTTGGTTCACCTGCATATATGAACGGAATAGGTGTTTATGATGTTTGTAAATGGCATCACGTAGCATTATGTCGAGATGCTAGTGACGGATTAAAATTATATGTTGATGGTATTCTAGTAGGAAGTACTACTGTTACCGGATCTACTACTGTAAAAGCATTTAATAGAACTTCTGGTACAGTTAGATTGGGTGCTACTCAGGCTAGTCCTGGAAATTATTTTAAAGGTTACATAGCTGACGTAAGAATTGTCAAAGGTGCTCAAGCTTATTCGGCAGCCTTCACACCACCCACAGAAACTTTAGGAGATTATAGTTCAGGTACTACAATATTTAGAACAGGTTTAATGCCATACATATCAAATACAAAAGATTTAACTCGTAGAAATTATATGAACTCTTTGCCTAGAAACACACAAACTGGTGCTGATTATTACCAACATTGTGGAGTTGAGGCTATTGTTGCTTCACCTTATAATATGACTTCACCTTGGGATAAATCTATACACGGTGGTTCTGCATTTTTTCCAACTAGAAATCGTAGCTCTGGACTTTATGGTATAATGTCTAGCACACACGCAGATGTAATTTCGGCAATGGAGTTAGATGCATCAACTGATTTTTCTCTTGAGTGTTGGGTTTATTTTAAATCTTTTTACTCTGATGCTACCAATACTGGCGAACAGTATTCTGCTGGCTTATCAAATTTTAATATGCAAATATTATGTGGTGATAATCTTCCCCATTCGACTGGCCAACGATCAGGCAAAATGTGGTTAGGTTTTGTTAGCGGCGAGTTACAATTTCGTAAATGGAATGATTCCAATTATCCAAAATATGATATGAACACAGCGACAGATCCGTTACAAATCAATACTTGGTATCACATTGCTGGTACTAGAATTAATAATGTTGCTAAATTATATGTTAATGGAATATTAAAATCCACAGAGTCAGGATCTGGAATTGCGACAGAAGCCATTAGTTCAGAAGGTTTTAATGTTGGTACAGGTTTCTCTGGACATATAACAGATGTTAGATATATGAAGGGACAAGCCGCATATACTGGAGAGTTTACACCCCCAAATGGACCTTTAACTCAAACAGGTGGTAAATATCCATCAGAAACTAATGTTAATACTTCAATGACTGCTACTAATTGTAAAGTTTTATGGAATTTTGAAGAAGGTGGTATTATAGATCCTGTTAGCCATGTACCTTGGAGAAATTTTTATGGCTATGCGGCTGGTGCTTCTGATACAGCAAATCCAAAATTCTCTGGTATACCTACTTGGAGAAAAGACGATAGTTATAACACTTTAATTAGACATTGTAGATTTGATCTTGATAATAAAGCTGAAATTCATAAAAACGATAACGGCGAATATGTTGAAAATTTCTGGATTCCAAATGGATATACAGATTATACAGTAGAGTGTTGGGTACGTTTTGAAGATCATACAGAAAGTGCTGATAAGGGTGGTATATTCCAATTTCAACACCCCACTACAACTTATGGTGAACAGACTCATGGCCCTGGCATTAGATGTAGACAAAGCACATTTCGTTTCTATAAAGAAGGAAATGGTGGGGAACAATCTTCTAGTGTAACTTGTTCTGATGATACTTGGTATCACGTAGCAATGACTAGACAAGCAATTAAACATAGCGCCGCAGGAGGCCATAGTACAAATTGTTTTGTTAATGGTGTCTTAACTAATAAATGGCTAGAAAATATGAATATGTCTAATTACTATAAGGCTTTATTTATGGGTTCTGCTGAAAATTGGGTTGATGATTATAGTTATCTCAATATGGGAGATTTTAGATGGACAAGAGATTCAAAATATCCATTTGAGCCGAAGAGACAAACACTCACAACATCAACATCATTCCAAGCTGGACAAACAGTTACAGCTTCAAATACCAAATTATTAACTTGTCATGCCGCATCTATAACTGATGGTTCAGCAGGTAATCATTCTTTGACAACTGGTGGAAATGCCGCAGTATCTAGTTTTGCTCCATATGGTGGTATGTATTCTGTATATTTTGACGGAACTGGTGATTATATAACAACACCTTCTCACGCGGATTTCGCTTTTGGTTCAGGTGCATATTGTATGGAAGCTTGGATTTGGAGAGATAGAACTTCTGCGGCTAATGAAACTTTTTGGGGCCATCAGGCCTATAATACTAATAACTCAACAAAAGTGAGTACGATACAGGCTACTGATCATTTTGTGTGGTATTATAAGGGTGCTGGTGGAAATTTCGATACTACAGTTGAAATACCTTTTAAGAAATGGACTCATATAGCAGTTTGTAGAAAAGGTACTGGAGCTAATCAGGCTTTTGTAATGATAAATGGTTCTTGTGTTTATACTGGACAAGATGATTCTAGTAATAGTACTGCTGGTGTATTCTCTGTTGGAGGACTAGCTGGTTCAGAATCTTTCAAAGGATATATATCAAATATGAGAGTAGTTAAAGGACAATCTGTGTACGATAAAGATTTCCAAGTACCACAATCAAACTTATATGGAATAACAGCAGTTTCATAAAAGTAGTTGACAACTATAAAGTTTTATGTTATGATTTATGTATGAAAATGAAAATAGGTTTTACTTGTAGTACATTCGATTTACTTCATGCTGGACACGTTCAGATGTTACGTGAAGCTAAAGAGCAATGTGATTATTTAATATGTGGACTACAAACTGATCCCACAATTGATCGTAAAGAAAAGAATGCACCTGTACAAACAATCGTAGAAAGATATACTCAATTAAACGGCATCAAATATGTTGATGAAATAATACCATATTCCACTGAACAAGATTTAGAAGATATACTTTCTATGTACGATATACATATAAGAATATTAGGTGAAGAATATAAAGATAAAGAATTTACTGGCCGTGATATATGTAAGAAAAGAGATATTGAATTATTTTTTAATAAAAGAGAACATAGATTTAGTTCTAGCGATTTAAGGAGAAGAGTTTGCGAATAGGTATTGTTGGTTACGGAGTAGTAGGAAAAACAGTAAGCGATTACTTAGAAGAAAATGCAAAAGAAATAAAACAAGATTTAATAGATCCAGTTTTAGAAAACGATTTAA